TACATTTGCAAATTTGAACGTATCTGTATTAATATCATATGTAGTTTTTGTTGTTTTATAAAATGGAGATCGTTTTAATATTGGATTATCTTTATTCACATTTAAAAATTTAGATTGTCTAAATGTTATACCGTCAAAGTTTGTTGAAGCAAAACTTGTATTAACAAATACACAACCAACTATTTCTTCTATTATAGAAGGTATTTTTGATACAGGTGAATAACCTAATATTTTACTTCCAAATTTACAAAAGTAAAAATATAAATTTCTTAGTTTTTTTGGTGTTCCACGTCTTGTTAATATTTCATTTATATTTTTTCTATATATATCTCGTACTAAAGTAATTTCACATAAAACATTGGAGATGGCTTTATTTACATGGGCCAGTCCAAGTTTGGATTGATAGGCGTGCGCTATTGAGGTTGCTGCTTTATTTTTTCTAACATTTAGATCTTTAACTGATTTATATGATTTATAAGCCTGGCTTATTTTAGTAGCTGCTGTTTTTTCTGTAAAATTTTTGATTTCTTCTTGCCTTATTAGTGTTGCTCTCAGTAAGTTATCTTGTGCGCGTTTATTTTTTATTAATGGTTCTAATATGCCTTTAATTATTTCAAATTGTTTTTGAATTACTTCTTCCATACTTATATATATACTTGTAAAATATTTTAAATTACATACTTTAAACTTCTAAATATATGCTTGTTATTTAATATATAAAAAATTTATAAAAATATTAGTATATTATAGAATATAGTACTATAGTATGAAAAACAATAAAGATTTAAAAAAAGTATTTAAAATTTTTGTTATAGGATTTATATTGATTTCAAGTATTTATGTTTTATATTTTTATAATAATAAAAAATTAGAAACTTTCATAACTTCAAATAACTGTTCAAATTGTAAAATTAATCCAAGCGCTAATAAATGTAAACCTCTTTATGATATTAAGTATAACTGGAACTCTATAACAAAAATGGTAGATATAAGTAATATACAAACTGGCTATGTTTTTTGCGAATGGGAACCCAATTGTAGTAATGCTGCTATGGGAAATAATATTTTAACTCAACAAGAGAGATTACAGTTATCAAATACGCAATTATATACATAAAATTATATATATATCTTCTATATTTTATATAGAAGATATATGGTTGAAAGTTTAGGAGAAAACATAGCATTGTATGATAGCAAAGTAAAAGATATGATTACACATGTTACAAATAGCAAAACAACAAGTATAAATGAATATAAAAAGTTGCAACATATTTTGCCTAAGTATGATGAATCTAAAAGAAAAATTCTTGAAAAAATATTAAATGATAAAAAACAGCAGTTTGAGTATACATTAAGTTTAAAAAATAAACAAAATGAAGCATTCTCTATACTTTTAAATTACTTGAATAGTTTAGAAAAAAAAGATAAAAATTTAGATATTAAACAAATATTAAATCAAATGAAAAAACTAGATAGTGAAATCACTTTATTAAATGACTTAATAAAGTAATATTTTTAAAATTAGTATGTTTATAAAATTTATTCTTTTCTAATATTATATAAAAAGTATGAAAAAGAAAATTTCTAATACTATGTTTAACAAAATAGTAAATAACCGAATAGTAAATAACAAAATAACTTTATATGTTGTTGCAATAGTTGCTTTTATATCAGTATTGGGATATATAATGACATCGGAATTTACTGCTATATTATTATTTTTTTTAACAGGAGCAATAGTATATAATTTCACAAAAAATATGACAATTGTTCTGGGTGCTGCATTTCTAGTTACAAGTATAGCAAGTATGTCAACCAGTTTCTTTATATATCAAGAAGGAATGGAAGACAATCGTGATTCCTCAGGCAATACTATTTCAAAAAGCGAAAAGAGTCAAAAAACTGTAGTGTCAAATTTTGATAATAAAGGCACAAAAAAAAGAAAAGAAACAGCAGAAACTGAAGATACTGAAGATACTGAAGATACTGAAGATACAGAAGGTTTATCACAATTAACACCAGCATTATTTAATAATATTCCAAATAAAGAGCAAATGCAAAAACAACTAGGGAAAGCATCAGATATGGAACAAGCATATGATAATTTAGAAAAAATAATGGGGAAAGATAATATTCAATCAATTTCAACCGATACTAAAGATCTTATTAAGCAGCAGAATGATTTAATTAAACAATTGAAAACTATGACTCCTGCGCTAAATGATGCGATGAGTTCAATTGGTAATTTAGATTTATCCAAATTAACAAATATGTTTAGCAGCGCTACAAAAACTTTATCGGATTTGAAAACAGAGTAATAATTTAATATAATTTATAATGCTATAAATATTTACATTATAAATTATATAGCATTATAATAATATACTAATATGCGATTAGATATAATATATATAATAAATAATAAGTTGCACAACTTAAAATACTTAAATTTTACTATTGCATTTTATATTATATTTTTTTACACATGTTATAGTCTCTATGTCTATTTAATTAATAAGAATTATTCAATCTTGCTATTGTATGTCATATCTTTTATATTGCTTTATAGTTATTATAAAAATTTTACCTATTTTATAGGATTTGCGATGTTAATTATTTTTAAATTATTTAATATAGATAATATAATTAACAATAACGTGATAATAGAAGGTAATGATTTTCCTTCATTAATGAATAGTATAGAAGCGGACGCAAATAAAGAAGGAGACGACTTAGAAAATGAATTTAAAAATAATAAGCCACCCAATAATCCTTGTAAAAGTTATATTATAGATAAAGTTCAAGAAGCAGGAATTAAAATATCAAATACCACATTTAACTCGCAGAGTAAAAAAAGTAGTACAGAAGCTGGTATAGAGGATATACTACGTGGGCATCATTCCCTTGTGCGACCTAAAATTCATAAACTATAATTATACTGATATTTATAAATAATTAACTTATAAATATTTATAATATTTATTTATAATATTTATTTATTATAAATAAATGGCAAAGAAATGCCCACCTGGTATATTATGTATTGAAAATTATACGTTATTATTTTTTGTGTTATTAATAATAGCAATATTATATTTTATGAATATCAAATATAATCAAAATTTAAATAAGACACATAATTGCAGATGTAATAAAATGTCTTGTGCTACGTGTAATACTCATAATAATTCATCGGAGCTAATACCGTTTTTAGGAAATTCTCATAATAATAGAGAAAATGATGTTTTATTAAATCCATATGCTGCTCCTCTTCGTGATGACCGAATTTTTAATAATGCTAATAATAATGGACCCAAAATACCTATAAATGTACCAACTCAATCAGTTAATAGCACATATAGACAAATTGGCATATTAACACGAATAAATGGTCCAGAAACAATATTACCTTTATTAGGAAAACCTTTATTTTCCAATAGAGATAAATGGAATTTTTATACCTTGAACGATAAAAATGGAATGATTAAATTACCTATTAGTTTTAAAAATAAGAGTTGCACATCATCTCAGGGTTGTGATAATTTATATAACGGAGATACTGTATTTGTTGAAGGTTATTCTGATACATTTAGAGTGACTATATATGATAATAATAGCATGGAATATATTCCGTATTTATAAATTAAGAAAATATATTATTTATATTAATATTATAATATTAATATAAATGGCATTTACTAGATTTTACGATGACCCATGTAGAATACAGAAATATTTAGAAGAATCTACAAATATTGGAAATTATAATATTAATGTTCCTGGAAATGGAATAACCCCTTCTTACTTTAATGATCCATATGTTAAACCCCAAAAATGGGGTGCTAATTTATCAAATAATAAGACAGATTTAGAAAGCGATTTATTTTCATTACATAGAAAATTAAATCGCGATACTATTAATGAAAATAATTATACTGACTATTTAAACAATAATAACAAATATTATAAAAATAGTTATCCAGAAAATGAAAATGAAATTACAAGTCAATCTCGCGCAACACATCCAGCGTGGGTATATAGAGAAATTAATAACTTTAATATAAAGAATGAAACTTTATGTGTTCCAAATAATTTTAACTATTTACATTTGAATCCGCAAGAAAATATATGTATTCCTTTTCATAATAATATTAGTTCAAGAATTGTTCAAAAAGATTATTTTCAATTAAATAATAATTATAATTATGAGAGAAATATGGAAAACATATAATTTTTTATTAATCCAGTTTAATTTAGAAACTAGTTATTGTATTATTTAATATTACAATATTAAATAATATATTTAATATTATAATATATTAAAATAATATGGCCGCTTTAGCTATACCTATTGTAATATTAGGAAGTATATATATATTATCAGAGCAAGAAAAAAAAGATTCTGCTAAAAATATTGCAACACAAGAAAAATTTCAAAAACAAAATTTTTTATCAGGAGGGACTGAAAAAACTGAAAATTTTTCAAATTATAGAGAAGAAATAAATTCACGAGTCAATCCTATAATAAATTCACGAAGCAGTCCCATAATAAATTCACAAATTAATTTATTATCTGGTCAACAAACAAATTTAGATAATTTTGCTCATAATAATATGCAACATTATTATGGTGGTAAATTACGAGGTTATACTGGTGATTTAAATTCAACAGAGTCTATTTTAGATTCTAAACAAGGAAATGGTAGTCAACAAATATCTAAATCTGAAATAGCACCATTATTTAGACCGGATGAAAATTCTCATCGTCCAAATGGAACTCCTAATAATAGTGATTTTTTTCAATCTCGTATGAACGAATCAATGAAAATGTCCAATGTTACATTATGGGAACCACAGCGTGTTGGACCAGGTCTTAATATGGGTTATGGTTCTCAAAATTCTGATGGATTTAATAGTGGCGGAACACAAGGCGGAGATGGTTTTAATTCTGGAATGATGGCACGAGATGCATGGATGCCTAAATCGGTTGATGACTTACGTGCTGAAAATAAACCGAGAACGACTTTCGATTTAGACGGTCATCAGGGTCCTGCTTTACATCCTATAAAAATGGCAGGACCCAATAGCAAAATAGGTGCAATTGAAAAACATTTACCTGATAAATCATATGAGTCTGGACCAAATCGTTGGTTTACAACAACGGGCATAGAACAAGCACCTCCAATAAGAAGCACCCATTTAATTCCAATGGAAAATAGAAATGATACAAGTCGCGAATATTATGGTTCAGGTTCAAGTGGACAAGCTACATATACCAATTCTGAATTTGAAGAATCTAAAAAGCAAAATTTATCTGGACTTCCATTAAGTAATGCTAGTGCAAGCGGAACAAATTATGCTAATCCCAATGATTATGGTTCACAGAGTTATAATATGTTACATAATAATCGCTCAATTACTAAAGAGAATAGTGAATTCGGTGGCATATATGGTATGGCAAAAGCAGCAGTTGCTCCTATATTAGATATTTTTAGACCTACACGCAAAGAAAACGTTATAGGTAATTTACGCGAAACAGGTAATGTAAATGGATTAACACCAACAGGACATTTATTTAATTCAGACGATAAAACAAAAATTACAAATAGAGAAATGACAACTAATAAAATAAACATGAATTATGTAAACGTTCAAGGACAAAATAATACAGGAGATGCTTATAGAGTAACCGAACATCAAAATTATAATAACCAAAGAACAACCACAAATAAAGAATATATTGGCAATGGTAATTCAAATGTTCAAGGATTAAGACCCTATAATAGTGCTTATGCTCAACAAAATAATGTTAATAAAACATATGAGTCGCGTCCTAATCAAGGAAATATGAGTTTATTTAATAATCATAATAATTCTACAACATCTCGTAATGATTCTATTTTTCAACAAAATAGACAATTAATTACTAATAACAGTCAAACTATTATACCATCGCGAGAATTTATGGGAGAAATAAATGGCATGCAAAGTTATGATGCAAATTATAATGCGTCAAGAATGGATGAGTCGTTATTGAGCGCGTTTAAAAATAATCCTTACACCAAATCTCTCACGAGTGTTGCTTAAATCAAAAAATATTATATTTTAAATCAAAAAATATTATATTTTAAATCAAAAAATATTATATTTTAAATCAAAAAATATTATATTTTAAATCAAAAAATATTATATTTTTCTTATAACATTATTTTCTAATACTGCTCTTATTTACTAATGCTTCTCTTATTTTCTAATGTTTCTATTTTTGTAATTAAACTATTTACAATATTTTGTTGATTTAATATAGTTAATTCTTGAGATTTGACTTTTGCATGTAATTCTTTTATAGCAGCAAGCTCATATATAAAAATAGAGTTATAATTTACATTATATGGTCTTGGTATTAAATTTTTGCTTACTTCATAATAACTACTTTCATTAGTATTATAACTCATGTCATTTGTTTGTGTTATTAAATTATATTTTTCCTCATAATAATCACCACCACTTACAACATGACTTATATCATTTATTTGTAATAACTCTTGCGCAATTAAACCTGCTTCATAATTCCATTTATAACCACTTAAATCCCCGTTATAATTAGTATCTAACATTACTTGTGTTTTTTGATAAAACTTTGGACAAAGTTGGTCAATAATGTCTAATCCATTAGTAATGTTAATTTCGTTATGTTTAATGCGATCATCAGAACTTACAGCAGATCCGTTTGCTGTAAGAGTTATAGCATTTAAATTTAAAAAAGTCCAATTACCGTTTTCATTAATACTATTAAAAGAACTATCAAATACATTATAACTTGTTGGAGGACGTCCTCTTAATGAAGAAGTATATATTCTACCTCCCCAACCAGCTAGTACAAATATTCCAAGTTCAGGAGACCAACAAACCCCCAAGCATGGTTGATTAGCTGTATTAAGATTTATTTCACTCCAATTTACTCCATTAATTGAATACACTACTTTATTAGTAGAACCAGCAACAAATAATCTAAGTTGAGGAGACCAACAAATAGTATGTAAATTGCCAGGAACATTGAAAATGGTCCATATTGTTCCATTAGTGGAAGTCATTCCTTTGCCGTCATTTGAAAGAGCAACAAATAAACCAAGTTGAGGCGACCAACACACAGTAGCCCATTGACCTGTATATGTTACACTTATAACATTCCAAACTGATCCATTGCTAGATGTCATCACATGCCCATTACTAGCACTCACAGCAACAAATATTCCTATATTAGGAGACCAACAAATGCAACTCCATTCACTAGCGACTACAGACATCGGAGACCAACTAGTTCCATTTATAGAAGTTATTACATTATTGGAACTACCATTAGTAACTGCAACAAATAATCTAAGTTCAGGAGACCAACAAACAGTTCTACATGAGGAATTTCCTGCGACGGTTGCCCAAGTTCTTCCATCAGTAGAACGCATTATTGATGCACCTGCAGCAATAAATGAATTAAGTTGTTCAGACCAACAAACTTGACTTGCTGATGTTGGTAAAGTTACCGGCGTCCAATTAATTCCATTTATTGAAACTTGTGTAGATACAGATGCAAAATTAGTGGCAACAAATAATGCAAGTTTTGGAGACCAACAAATACCATAGAATGTCTCTCCTGCTGAACTTCTTAAGGTCCAAGCAGCAACTGCTTTTCCTCCAAATGACGATGGATTTATTGCCGGATAAGTTTGTTTTGCTAGTCCATAGTATCCATTAACAGCATTCCAATTAGTATTACTATTAATATTTTGATATATTCTCTGAGTTGTAATTAATGATCCTGTTGGTCCTATTGGTCCTGTTGTTCCTGCTGGTCCTGGTGGTCCTATTGTTCCTGCTGGTCCTGTTGGTCCTGTTGGTCCTGTTGGTCCTACTGTTCCTGTTGGTCCTGTTGGTCCTGTTGGTCCTGTTGGTCCTGTTGGTCCTGTTGGTCCTGTTGGTCCTGAACCTGTTATAGGTGGCCAAGTTGTGCCATTTATTTTGGTAATATTACTTAAATCACGTATGAATACTTTTTGCCAAGTATTTAAACTTGTTCCTAAACTAGTGCTTATATCATTAGTTACTTGTGGTATTATTTGTCTAACATTAAAAATATTTCCACTTATATTAATATTTCCACTAATACTCAAATTAGTAGCACTTATATCTCGTATATATGCGTTGCCCCAGCGTTTAAGCGTAGGGACAGTAGTACCCAAACTTCCACTATTGTCATTTAAAGGATTTAAATTTCTGCTTACATCAATATTAGAAAATGAAGCATCCGAACCAATAACAATAGAACTCGTTGCTCCTGTTATTAAATTACTTAAATTATACGAAGTATCTCCTTTTTTAATAAAAATATTATTGTTTCCAGAGACTTCTAATAATAAGTTTTGTCGCTCATCTGGTTTTATTGTTAAATTGTCTCCACTAATAGATGACAACGTGTTTGTATACACTTTCCATGATTTATTATTTGAATTGAAATTATGCAAATTCATTATAAAATTATAAAATATTATTATATCTAAAATTTATACATATTCTGATAAACTATAATTAATTATATTTTTTAAAATAAATATAATTAATAGAGTATTAATTAGCAGGTCTATATAGTTCTTGCAAGAAAATATAATTACCAACTCCAGTGCCACCTATAACACCAAATCCAGTAGATATAGCATCATCGTAGGTTGTAATTAAATTTCTCCGTTGTAGAAGTCTATAACTTACAGTACTAGCACTCAATGCTGTGCCAGAAAGATCATCAATAAATGTTCCATTATATACATCAATGAAACCAATGCCCATATTAGATCCTAAACTTGGATCTGTAAATACAGTGGTCCATGACGGAGTTGCTGCTACATTTCTTTCTACTCGAAAACCTAGAGTTTGGTCAGCTTCTGTTGAAGAAATAAAGTTAACTTTAAATTCCATTTTCATGCACGAATAGTTACTTAAAACAACTTTACTTATACTATAATTTGTTATTGGTTCCCATGTATTAGCAACGGTACTTATAGCACTTCCTAAATTACTTGTTATTAACTGAAAAGTATTATATGAAACAGGAACTTGCGAAACATTATTAATAGGTAGTAAATTTCCTGAAATACCAAGTCCTATAGATGATTGAAATCTTGTATTAGTGTTGTTATATATAAATTCAGCATTTACTCCACCTACTTTAAAACCACCACCATCTGCTTGTGCTGAATTTGTTGCATTGGATGCCACAACAATCATTTTATCACTAATATCTACTACACTTGAATTAATAGTAGTTGTTGTTCCATCAACTTGTAAATCTCCAAGAATTACTACTTTTCCTGTAATAATTCCATGTGCCGCAGGGTCAATTGTAAAAGTAGCAGGAACTTTTAAAATATTACTAATCATACTATTGACTGATAAATCTCCAGTAATAGTAAAATTATTACCGGTTATATTGGCAAATGTTGTACTTCCAGTAATATTTAGACTACCACCAATTGAAGTATTATTAGAAATATTTAAATTATTATTTATATTTACAACCGAAGAACTTATATCTATTCCTCCATTGCATATATCAATAAAATTACCACGTTTTGAAAATCTTATAGAATCAATATCATTACCGCCTCTAAATTGCGAACCAGTAAATATATAATCGTGTGTTGGTCTATTGAATTTTGGACGAGTAGTTAGAATATCAGAGTCTCCCATTTTCAATATATTAAATTATAATATTATAATTTTCAATATATTACAAATAATTTTCAATATGTTAATTATTATTTTTTTTACAAATAAAATTTTTCTAAATTTTTCTAAATTTGTCTTAAAAAGAAAGAACTTGAACCAAATGTTGAAGAATTTTTAATATTAACTAAACCCATATTTATTCCATGATTACTTGATAATTTATATTTTAAATAGTATTTAATTATCCCACTATTAACATTTTCGTCTAGATAAGTTAAATTATATGGTATTCGTAAAATTGAAGCATTATATGTTCCTAAACCAACATCTTCTGAAATCATGGTTGAATCTCTCCATAATTGAAGAGTTATTCTTTCATCATAACCATAACTACAAAATAAAGTAACATTAATAGATACTAAAATATTGGATTTACTAGCAAGAGTAATAACATTAAAAAATGAATTGCTTAAATCAATTATATCGGATGTGGTTGTAGTAAAATTACTAATATTATTTAAAATCATATTAAAAATAGTAGAAGTGTTGGTAATCTCTCTTAAAAAAATATTAGGAGACCCATTTTGCGAAGTTTTAATATTAAGAATACCTTGATTTTTTTGATACAAATTTCTCTCCAGTTTATATTTTAAATAATATTTTTTAGGACCACTAGTGATGTTTTCATCCAAATAAGTAACATTATAAGGAATTATTAAACCCTCTGTAGTAATTGAACTTCCTAAACTACAGTCATACATAAGCATAGTAGAATCTCTCCATAATTCTATTGTTATTGTTTCATCGTCTCCAAAACTACATGCTAGTGCTGTTCTAATATCTATAATAATTGAACTGTTATTACATGGATTAATAGTATTAAAAACAATAGCACTTAAATCTACTACTTCATCACTAGTGGTTGTGCAATCTACATATTCATAAAATATGCTATTTATAACACTATGAGATATGTTAACATATTCTTGTAATAATATATTAGATGAGCCTGTTATATTAGAAGTTGTAAGATTAATAATACCTAATTGTTCTGTATTATCAATATTGAATCCTTCTTCGTTAATATCTAAGTCATTAGTAGTAGAATCTTCTAATTTATATTTTAAGTAGTATTTTTTTTCGCTATTATTATAATTGGGATTTTCATCTAAAAAAGTAATATTGTATGGAATAGCAAATCCATCTAATGCAAAAACCGAACCCAAGCTACAATCTTGAACTAGTAATGTATTATCTCTCCATAATTCGATAGTTATTCTGTTGTTATAATTTGTTGAGCAAAATAATGTTACTTTAACACTAATTACACAGTAATTGGTATTACAAGGATAAAATATATTATAAAATGTATTGCTTAAATCAATTACTTCTCTATTAAGTGTTGTATAACTAGAATCGCTAAAAATTACTTTATTAACACTATTAATAAAGTTAATATAAGTGCTACTTTTTGTAATTTCTCTTAATAAAATATTAGATGAACCTCGTGATTGAGAAGTTGTAACATTAACAATGCCTTGATGTGGGTGATTATTGAATCTAAAGGATTCTAATCTATATTTTAAATAATATTTTTTCAAACTACTATTAATATTTTCATCTAAATATGTTATATTATAAGGAATTGTTAAACCATAGGTTGCATCACATGACCCTATATTTATATTTTCTATAATCATACTTAAGTCTCTCCATATTTGTATTGTTATTCTTTCATTATGACCGTAACTACAAAAAAGAGTTGCATTAATAGATACTAAAATATCACTATTTATATTTACAGGACTAATGGTATTATAAAATAAATTACTTAAGTCTATTAAATTATCAGTATTCGTTATGAAACTTGTATGGTTAAATATTGTTTTATTAGAATAATTAATACTAACATTAATATTAGTATTGAACAAATGTGTCAATTCGGTAATCTTATGAGTTAAATTTTGAGCATAGTTAAATATTTTAATAATATTTTTATTAAAAATATTTGTCTGTTCATTTAAATTATTTGTCAAAGTAGTAATATTTTTTTTTCCTATATATTTATATACGCTAATTACAGGTTTATTGGTATTATTTATATTGTAAATTCCTCCATGTATATTTTGCTGTGCTAAATTATTGAAATCGGAGAAGTATAATATACCATTTTTATAATTATAAACCCAATTACCACCTGGAGTACCAAATGGTAAATTATGTAAAATGCTTGATCCTCTTAACGAATTTTCTGTAAAAACTTCATACAAATAAGGAAACTTTAAAGCATTACCGTTTAACGAATCATAAAATGATTTGTAATTATATTGCAAAGAATCTTCTAATATATTATTATATGAATTATCTAATTTAAACCAAGATGCTCCATAATTTGAAGTTGCTGTTCCATGTGTTTGCTCTAATATTAAATATTTAAATCTCCTAACTGTATGCGTGCTGTCATCTACTATGCTACATTGTGATTTATTTAATAGATTATAAGAATAATTATAAAAATCAGAATTATCCAATCCTATTTCGTTTGCACTTTTGACATAACCATCTATATCAAAATCCGGATACTGCGTAATATTTTCTAATAATACATTTTCTCCAAGCGTATAAGTATTAAATTTTGTATTTACTTCTTCATAATAGCTAATATTTTCTGCTGTAGATGAAAAACCTAAAATTTCTTTAAAAATTATATTTAATTTTTCAATATCATCTATATTTTGTGTATCGGTCATATTACTAGTTTAAATAATTAATATTTATTTATAATAGTATTAATAATACTATTATAAATACTATTATTAATAAATAATATATTTATATATTGTTATTATATTATTTTAATTATATATTATTAATAGTATTGTGAAGCTGAACCATTAATAGATATATTATGCATATTACTATTTCTAATTTGAATTTCTATTAATAGATTAGTCACTATATAAATATGTAAACTTTGATAGTTATTTTCTTTAGGTTTTTCAATATAATCATCATATATATAATCTAATGTATTAAAATTTTCATAGATTATATTTTTAATAATATAAGCAAATTTTGTATTATGATAGTCAGCACTATCATTATATATAATTCTTAATCCAAATATATCATATGGTATTTTTAATTTTTGTATTTTTAAAATAGCTCGTTCTTTCGATTTAATACGTTTCTCATAAAAAATATTAAGATTATTATTATTAAGATTATTATTATTAAGATTATTATTATTAAGATTATTATTATTAAGATTATTATTATTAAGATTATTATTATTAAGATTATTATTATTATATATTATGTTTTTATCAATAATATTAATTATTCTATTAGTATTCTTAACAAACAATTTAGACGATAGGTCTGTAAAATTACATATTAAAAATATTATATAACATATATGTAACATAAATATGTTATATAGTATATTTATGTTATATATTTATGTAATATAATATTTATAATATAATATTATAATTTAAATGTTTTTTTTTACTTTTAAATAATGCTACAAAATTTGAAAGAGTTACATGATAAAAATAATTTACCAAATTTATTATTATATGGAAACAACTTAATTGGTAAAAAAACATTATTAGAACAATTATTATTATATATATATAAAAATTATAAAAATATTGAAAATAATACACTCATATTGAATTGTAGTTTAGGAAAAGGAAATATAAAATTTATAAGAGACAATCTAAGATTTTTTGCAAATACAATAATTCATAAAAATATAACAAATTTTAAATCTATTGTCTTATTGAATGCTGATAGTTTAACATTAGACGCCCAATCAGCGCTTCGAAGATCAATTGAAATATATAGTAATACAAAATTTTTTATTGTTACAGCAAATAAGTCAAAAATTATCAGACCAATACTATCTAGATTTTGTGAAATTTTTTGCAATATTAACAACTTGAATAGTATTTATAAGTCATTAACATTCAATAACAATAACAATAACAATAACAGCAACAGTATTAAATTTAACAGCAAATTGGCAATAATCATAAAAAAATTAGATAATAATATAGCAGAACTAGTGAATAATTCAAAAAACGAGCTATTATTCAGTTATAGTTCATTAATATATAATAAAGGTATTAGTGCTAATAATTTATTAGAATTTTTTACAAATAGTCATAATTTTAAATCTGATTTTTCAAAATTTGTATTTTTTTTTGATATTTATAAAAAGGAAATAAGATGTGAGGAATTTTTAATATTTATAATATTATATTTTTACAATAATAATTGTCCTATTAATTTTTCAATATTTAATACTATTTAATTAAATAATTTAGTTTAAATTTTATTTAAATAATAATATTTAAACTATAAATATGGATGATTATAACTTATCAACAATAATTGAATCCAAGAATGAGTGGTGTGCTAGATTGACAAATACTTTAACACCTTGCATCATAGAAGGTTTAAGGTCTGTCTTTTCCGAAGCCTATAATGTTTGCAAAGAAAATGATGAAGAGTCTAAATATTTAATGACATTTCAAAATTTTTTAAATAATATTCCAAAGTGGAGTTCTGAAATAGTTGAAAACGAAAAACAAAGAATAATTACATCAAGCGCGTGTAACTATTTAGAAGATTTATTATCTTGTGTTCATATTACTCAATTAAAATCATTAACATCTTCTCGTGTAGGATTAAAACAAAAAAAAATTAATATAGATATACCAGATTTATGTAAATTTATACATAAAACATATATAAATGTTGCCCGAAAAGTTTATGTAAATATATATTTATTTGAACTAAATATTAAACCGTTACAAACGCAAAAAAATAATAGAGAATTAGAATTAATTGTAAAAGAATGTATTTTAAATACAATAAGAGAGAGCATTCCAATTGAACATATATTACAAATGTATTTAGACGAGACACAAGAAACAGATGTTGAAGTAGAAGAAAAGAAGGAAATTGTTACAGATAAAGAAGCATTAGATAAACTTAATAAATTAAAACAAATTACAGAATTAGAAAAAATAAAGAAAGAAGCACTTGAAAAAATAAAAGAAGAAAGCAAAACAAATTTAAAGAAAGCGCTTAAAAATGCAACAAAAGATTTAAATGAAGACAATTTAGAAATGTCAAAAAATAAAGGAGCTTCAAATAATGATTCTAATGATGAATCTGATAATGAATTAAATAATGAATCAAATAATGAATCTAATGATGAATTTGATAAGGAATCCAATAATTATAAACTAAAAATAGGTAAATCAAATGTTAAAAATGAGCAAGACGAAATTGATTTAGACATATTAGATTTAAAAACAGAATTAAGTACTGATGATGAAAAATCTGATATAGATTTAGATATAGAAGAATTATTATAATTCTATTCGTTATATATATAAAATTCATTTATTTTATAATAATAAATGAATTTTATATTACCATCAATAGCAATTAGTATTATATTTATGATTTATAAAATAATAGATATGAAATATATAACTAAAGAAGAAAAATCATTAAAAAATGTAACAAAAGATAGTTTAATAGTATTTTTATGCTCTATGGTTTCATTGTTTGGTTTAGAACAACTAAATATTAATGAGTTAATAGGTAATTCAAAAGAATCTTTGAGTGCTTTTACAAATGAACCCGATTTTTAATAATATATTTTATATTTTGTTTATATAAAATATAAAATATATTTCTAAATCATAATTGGTAAGTTGTCAATATTAAATATTGCTTCTGGATTGTTAATTTTCTTTTTGGCTATTTGATATTTTTCAAATAGTGGTTTATTTAATACATTTTGTGGAGTATGCCTATGAACACTTCGTGCAATCATTTTATATAATTTAAAATCAGGGTATCTCTCAGACCCATCGTTTTTATAGAGTATATTTTTATTTTTATCATCAAAAACCCATTCAATCATTAATTTTTTTATAGGAGATTTTAATTTTTTTATATCTTCTAAATCATCAATAAAATAATCAAATAAACTACATCCTAATCGACATAAATCAAAACTATAATTTGGGTCTAAGCGTGGTTTATTATCATTTAAATAAGGTTCACAATTATATTGTGTAGCAGCATCTCCATCTTGTGAATAACTATCACTACATATAAATTTATTTTTAAATCTATAAATAGCTCTTCCAAAATCAATTATTTTATATATTTTGCCAAATGTAGGAATTTTATAATGACTATTGTTGAATTTATAATATAAATATTTCTTTTCAGTTGATACATATACGATATTATTTGTATGTAAATCATTATGAGTAAAATGAAAAACTTTTTGATATGTAATTAATGTAAATAATATTTGTAAAACAATAGATTCCCATTCATCATCTTTAATTTTTTTACTTGAAATATAAGAATCTAATGTATTTTCACAACATTCTAATACAATAATTTCAACAGGAAATTTATCTATTGAACAAAATATTTCTTCATCATCATCATTATCATCATAACTTTCTTCGCTGCTTGATTCAGATGAAGCGGTTTTATTTGTGTCAATAGACTCTGTATTTGATGACCTAGAAGAACATGACTCTGAATTAGTTGTTTCATTTTTGCTTGTGTTATAATTATTTGATTTAGTAGATGATTTATCTAAAATATCTATATTTTCATATGTCAGTTGTAATTCTTGTTGTATTAAATTTTTATTTTCTAAACAAGTTGGTTCAATGTTTGCTAAATCGTTAATATTTAAATCTTCAATATTCAAATCTTCAATATTCAAATCTTCAATGTTGAGATCATTATTTAAATCAGTAGTAAAATCACTATTGCTAGTATCATTTATTAATAATGATTTTTTATATTTATTAGTTTTGCCAAAAATATTTTTAATTTTTTTACTTGCTTCAAGTTTAAATAGATTGTCTTTATATTTATGAAAATGGTCTGATTCATTTAAAAATTCTAAATCTTCAGATATATTAACTTTAAAATTATTTTTTATTCCTAAAAATGCACCATAATAATTCAATCCATTATAAAAATTATAGTTATTTAATAAGAAACTAGATAAAAAAGAAAAAAATCCATCAATATATGCTGAGTTATTTGGATCTAATATTTTTTTATATTTTTTATGATATTCGATATCGCAATTTACTTGATCACTATTATAAAATTTAGGTAATTCTAAAATATCATAACTGTTTTCATATTTACCCAACATGTATTTTATTGGATCTATTAATGGACTAAATTTTATAAAAATATTTTCACTACATTTGTTATTAGATATATCACATATCTCGGCAACAAATTTGTTATAATTAATTTTTTCTGTTATATTTTCTAATTTGTAATTATTATTTAGATTAATATTATTGTAATTATTGCTATTCAACTCAAAATACGTATTATACAATGGAAAATAATTTTGAAGACTTGCTATATCTAAAAAATTAGAACTGCTAATTGTTTCAAAAAGTTGTTTATTGTTATTTTTTCTATAGTTTATTTCCATTTAATAAATTGAAAATACTTATTTTTCTTATTTATAACACAAATAATATTTTTAAATATTACTAAATAATATTATTTAATTTTTATAATTTTTATAATTTTTATAATTTTTATAATTTTTATAATTTTTATAATTTTGTATTTCTATAATTATGTAATTTTGTATTTCTATAATTATGTAATTTTGTATTATTTAGTTTAAATCTTAGATTATAAAATATTATTAGTAAACAATAATGACATTAGAATTAAAAAAATTTGATATAAAATCAATTAGTTTCAGACCAGATGAAAATAAAGGGCCTGTTATTGTTTTAATAGGTCGTCGTGATACAGGCAAATCATATTTAGTGAGAGATCTTCTTTATTATCATCAAGATATACCAATAGGAACTGTTATTAGTGGAACCGAAGCAGGCAATGGTTTTTATGCTGAACATGTCCCAAAACTTTTTATCCACGATGAATACAATACTGCTATTATTGAAAATATTTTAAAGAGGCAAAAAACAGTATTGAAGCAAGTAAAAAAAGAAATAGAAGTTTATAAAAAATCGAATATAGATCCTCGTGCTTTTGTTATTTTAGACGATTGCTTATATGATGGTAGTTGGACTAAAGATAAAATGATGCGTCTTCTTTTTATGAATGGACGTCATTGGAAAATAATGCTTGTTATTACTATGCAATATCCTTTAGGTATTCCGCCTAATCTTCGCACAAATATAGATTATGTTTTCATTTTACGTGAACCATATATAGCAAATAGACGACGAATTTATGAAAATTATGCTGGTATGTTTCCAACGTTTGAAAGTTTTTGCCAAGTAATGGATCAATGTACAGAGAACTACGAGTGTTTAGTAATAAATAATAATGCTAAATCAAATAAATTACAAGACCAAATTTTTTGGTATAAAGCAGATCACCATAAAACATTCAAATTAGGTTCAAAAGAATTTTGGGAAATTAGTAAAAATTTAGATTCTGATAATGAAGAAGAAATGTATGACCCAAATATAAGAGATAAGAAAAAAGGACCTAAAATAAATGTGCGCAAAACAAAATGGTAATAAATTTATTTATAATATTTATTGAAAAATATTATAAATTATTATTTTTATTAATGTTGTCTTCTATATGAAATTATTAAATAATTTTATTCCTTAAGTTCTTTTGTAGCACAATCGGCCAATAGTTCTAAATTGCTTGACTCTTCTTGTGTCGTTGTTTTTTCTGCACGTTCTTTTTGTCTTTCTAATAGTTCTCCTAAGCCATGATCATTATCTTTCTGTCTTCCGACAATAACATCTTGTGCTTCAAATAGTTCTTTACGCAAATCTGCTGTAGATACATCATCATCTTCTTTATCGCCAAAAAGCAAATTTTTACCAGGTACATCCATTCTATCGGCATTTATTAAATTTCCTTCTTCATCTATTGTTTGCATTAATTTGTTGCCTTCTTTTTGAGCTTTAGCAATATTTTCTTGAATTGCTTTCTTTTTACTTTCTTTTACACGTTCTTTAAATTGTTCTTTTGATATTTCATCATTTTTCTTCTTATGGCTCATAAGTTCATTTAAATCTTTTTCTAAATATTCAACACGTCCTGTCTTATATGCTTCTGGGTGAAAAGGCATCCACATACCTACTGCTCCTACATAAACATCATGATTGGAATCTTGTTCTCTCAACATTTTACATCTCATTTCAGCTTCTTCTTGAGAACCAAATACACCTCTCACTTTAATACCTCTTGTATTTGTTTGAAATTCATGTAGTTCATTATATTCTTTTTGTAATTGTTCTTCTTTAACATCCATAAATGTTTTATATTCATCGTCCAATGTGGTTGAAAATAGATTCTCTTTTTCTTCTTCTACAAATTCCTCCATATCTTTGGATAAATTATTAAAATCTAAATTATATTTGTATGCTAAATAATTCAAAAATTGTGTATATTTTTCAAAAGTTTTTTTAAACTCAAAATTCTTTAAAAATTTTTCAAAATAAAATAACTCTTTATTTTTAATATGGTCTTCAGGAGAAATAAAACTTAAACACACATATTTTTGTCCCCCTAATGGTTTGTCTTCATCTAATAAATCCACATATTTTGTTTTTTCTAAATTAGGTGATTGTTTTTCTTTATCTTTATCTTTATCTTTATCTTTAGATTTAGAAGATTTTTTTGTAAACATTTTATAGAATAGTATTCTAATATAATTTTAAGTATTTTATTTAAACATTATATAATTATAATTTTTTATAATTATATATTTAGGTAATTTAAAATATTTAAAATGTGTATAAATATATTTTTTTTCTTAAGTATTATTATAAAACAAAATGAATTTCAGTATGGGTGAATTAGTAAAAAGAGCTGTTAAATATTTAATTGAAGGTTTAATGGTAGCAATAGTTGCTTTTGTTATACCACAAAAACCATTGAAAGTAGAAGAAATTGCTATTATTGCTTTAATGGCTGCTGCCACATTCTCTATTTTGGATACTTTTATTCCTACTATGGGTGTAAGTGCTAGAACAGGTGCTGGTTTTGGTATTGGTGCTAATTTGGTTGGTTTCCCAAGAATATAAATATAATTTAGTAAGTAATATAAAGTTAAAATATATAAAATTTATTACATTTTATATATTTTTTTGCGTCAATAAATTGTATCCTTTAGCGTTATAATAGTTAAATTAATAGTTAACTTATAAATAATCTATTGCATGTAAAAATGCATTTAGTATTGTAAATATATTTACTAATATTAATAGTAATATGAATAATATGAATAATATGAATAATATGAATAATATGAATAATAACAAACCTATAATAGGTATTTTAGCAACACCTTACATAAAAAATAATATTTCAGATGAAATATTTTTAAAAGAAACTTTCATAATTTTTTTAAAGCAAAACTCAATTGATTATATTATAATACCATATACTATTACAAAAGTTAAATTAGACAATATATTATCTATTGTAAATGGTATAATATTTCCAGGAAGTCAATTAGGTAATTTGTATAACAATAAATATATAAAGCAACATTTTTTAACACAAAAATACATAGTTAAAAAAGTCAAATCGCTTGCTAATGATAAAATAATACCAATATTAGCAATATGTCATGGTTATGAAAATATGATTTTAATTGAAAAAAATTATAATTTAACAAATAACAATATCAAAAAAGCGTTTATTAATGTAAACTCATATAAACATTATAAAACAATACCAAAATTTAAAAATAATAACTTAGGCAAGTTATTTAGAAGTAATTTTAATAAAACAAAAAAATTAATTCATAATCATACATTAGCATTAGATTCTAAGGAGAGAATTAAAAATTATATAATTATTGCTACTAGTTTAGATAAAAACAATAAAGAGTTTGTAGATATAGTAAAACACAAAAAATATCCATTTTTTGGATTTCAAGGACATCCGGAAATAGATAACACAAAATTATTTTTACCTTTTATTAGTTATGTTAATTATAACTTTAGTAAGAAAAACCTAGACAAAAAAATATATGGTAATCTCAATTTAATAAAATTAAAATCTAGAAAAGTTTTATGTAAAAAATATAACTTAGCATCAACAATAAAAGATAGAAACTGCATATTTTACAAAAGTTAGTCTATTTATTTAATCTTATATTTTTTTGTGCGCTTAATAGTTTTTTTTATATTTTTCTTTGATTTTTTTATTATTTTATAATCTTCTTTGGGTATATATCTAAAAAAATTCATATTGTATAATTTTGAATCGCGCGATAATTCTTTTCTTCTAATTTTGGCATATAATTTTGCTTTTTCTTCTCTAATATCTTCTAGTGTTTTTTGCTTACCATAACATACTACACTAAATCTTCGCAATAACCCTTTTTGTTGAAGACGATTTTTTAATTGAACTTTAAATAAATATTCAGCAATACATAACAATCTATTTTCATCATAATATGGTCTATTTGCATATATAAATATTAAATAAAAACTTAATATAGTATCTATTGATGCTACTTTTATTTTTTGTCCATTAATATTTATTAAATTATAACTATGACAAGCAGTCGGTTTATAAATAAATGCTATAACATCATTATTTACAACAATTTCATAATGAACGTCAATATATTCACCTATTGGTTGTTTTTTAAAAATTTTTACATTTTTATAACCTTCATACTGTAATTGTTCTTTCAAAATAGTGGCACTAGACTCGGGATTTTCACTTAATACATCAAAATCAGGAATAGTAGAAACCTGTTTTCTCTCTTTATATGGCATATATTTACTATATAATGTTGACGCGTAACCTCCAAAAAAAACCAAACCTTGATTAATAAATGACATTCTAGTGATTTCATATATTTTATTTTGATCATCTAATGTTCCCTCATATTGTCTTTGAAAATCTTGTTTATCGCAGAATATACCTTTTAATGGATAATTTTTATTTAATAATATAATACGTTTTAATATTTTTTCCCATCTAGATACATCTCCCATAGGGCGAGATAATTCAACATACATTGCCATACGAAGAAAATTAGGAGGGCAATAATTAATGCCATTAATTTTTATTGCTTTTTTTGAAATATTTTGAAATAATTTATTGTCTAATGCAGTAATATCTGCTATTGGTATAAAATTCACAAATACTTTATATGTTCCACTATGAACTCCTGATTTTGCTTCTACTTCTTCATATCCGGCTTTAAAATATATGTTTGCTAAATCTTTAGCATATTCCATCGCATAAGGAGAAAAAAAGTCGTAGTCAGGTATTTCAATATTTTTATTATAAAATCTATATTGTTCAGGTAGTATATTATTTATAGCAGTTCCACCATAACATAAGACTTTATGCGATCGCATAAAACTTTCTAAAATATCAATAATATTTTTAATAGTATCTGATTGAAGTAATTTTTTTCCCATAATATACGTAGCATTATCTATAGCATTTCTTAATATATGTAATTCTTTTTCTTCATATGTTTCTTTCATAATATTATATAATATAATATAATATAATATAATATAATATAATATAATATAATATAATATAATATTTTATAATATTTTATAATATTTATTGTCCTGTTAGTGCTTGACTTACCGATGCGGTGGTGTTTTCGAATAAAGGAGTATTTATAGATTGCCCAACAGGAGTTTCAATAGGTGGAGGTGCAGTGTTTATTAATGATGCCTCTGCTGCCTTTGCATCTACTGCTATTTTGGCGTCTGCGAAATTTTTTTTAATTTCTTCTAATGATTTTTCACATGTCCGGCTTATTACTAAATTATAACTAATAGAACTAATTAATATTCCGGCTAATATGTACCATACTATTTTACCTACAAATTTTTTTATAATTAACAATTTATATAATTCGAGTAAATAGTCATTATATTTCTTATCATCCGTTTTAACAGCATCCTTCATACTATTAAAAAAAGTGTTAAAATCGTTTATATTAGTGTTTATTTGATTAATAAATTTTGTTCTATTACTATTCATATTAGCGATTGCTTTAATAAGCTCTTTATTTCCGGAAGCCTCTTCTCCTGTTTTAAATATACTATCATAAACTTTATCAACTCCCATAAATCCAATAACAATATAACCAATAGTATTAGAAAATGGACTTATCCATCCTGGAAATATATATGTTAAAATAACGTGCAATGAAATAAATATAATTATCCAAGGTAATAATGTAATCATTAAAATATAACCCCATTGAATAGATTGACTACACATGGCTTTTGAAATAGTTGCATTGATAAAAAAAGAAATTAATACTACTAATAATATATATACAATATTAGTACCATCATTATTAATAGCGGTTGATGCATTAATAATAGTTTTTGTTTGGTTAATATTAAATACATTAAAAAATACAAAGAAAAGTGTTATAATCAAAAAAGACACTATTGAAATAATTGGATTAGGTAGGCTAGATTCTGCCATATTATTATAAATATAAATTATTTTAATATTAAAATTGTATTAAATTTAGTAAAATATGAAAATTATAAAACACGAGTTATATTATTATAATAATAATGAACTTCAATATTTTAGATTACACCAATTTTAAATTAAATAATTTAACAAATTTAAATAAAGCAAATGAGAAAAATATGTCTGAAAAGCCAAAATTAGTAGATAATGGAGTTAAATATTTTTTTAATGAAGTATTAAAAGGATGCCATAATTATAAGCAAAATAATTATAATACTTTTTATAATATTTCTATGTTTTTATTATTTGTAATAGTTTTAGCATCGATATTATATATGCGCTATAAAGGGAATAACTCTAGTAAAGAATATTATGAAAAGAGTATAAAAGATAAAGACTATATTATGTCTAAATTAATATATTATAATCGCCAAAATATTGATAATCAACAAAAAATAAAAAACAATATGATAACAAATTTACCTGATTATGGTGATCATGTCGAAGCAAACTTATTACATAAAACAATATATTTCTCTTAAATGCAATATACTTTAAAATTTAAAATTTAAATATATTATTAAAATATAAGTTTATCAATATAAATGACATCAACTTTATTAACCAATTATTATGAGCAATTAGAAGAATATTATAAATTGAAAACTAAATATATGTTAGTTAAGCAAAAAAAAATAACAGAATTGTCTGGTGATTATGGTAAAAATTATGACCAAAAAAAACAAATAATAGCAAAATATAAACCAAAATGTATAAATTGCAAACAAGATGGCGGAACAATTTTTACGGAAACACCAGAATTATTGCGCGCAACTTGTGGTAGTTCTTTTAGTCCGTGCAAACTAGATATATTAGTAGAACGAAAAAAATTTACACAAATCACTCAAAAGTTAATGACAACACGTGATAATTTAGAAAAATATAAAAAAAATATAATAACTACAAAATTAGATTTCCTTTTCAGTTATATTGAAGAAGAAAAAGCAGTAGAGTTATTTGAAACTTTGAAACATCAATTAAATAACAGTCAAGAAACTTATAATAATTTAGTCAATTTATATAATTCAATAACAAATAATGAAGAATTAAAACTATTAATACAAGAAAAAATAAAAGATTTTGAAATTAATAAAAAACAATATAGCGATGCTATGGAATTATTTAAATCATCTGGGGAAATAAATTACTTAAAAAGCGCGGTTGAGATACATAACAACAGACTCTCAGTACTAGGAAATGAATTAATGAAATTGAAATATAAAGCATCATTTATAGAAAAAAATGAACTTGATCAATTTACATTTTTTCAAAATAGTTATAATTTAGAAGATTTAATAATAGAAATAAACGACAAAAACTAAATTATAAACATATATTTATTATACATAATATATTTATTGTGTATAATAAAAAGTATAATGTATTATTAAGTATAAAGTTAAATGAAAAAATTTTTTGCAAAATTACAACAACAATTTTATAATGCAACAAAATATATAAATATTAGCATTTTCTTAATTACATTTTTACTGGGTTTAATATATATTTATTATTTTGATTATAATAGAAAAGTAGAAGTATATCCAACACCCCATAATATAGATAAAATAGAGTATAAAGATGAGGCGGAAAATTGTTTTAATTATAAAATAAAAGACGTTAAATGTCCTAGCGACAAAAATAAAATAAAGCTTTTGCCAATATAATTTAGCATTAGATTAATTAGTTTTTATTTTTTTTATACTTTCTTTTTTTTGTATGTCTTTTTAATTTTCTTTGCGATAATTTTCTTTGCGATTTACGTTTCTTATGTTTTTTTCTATATCCTCCGTCTAGATCAACTGCTTCATCAGCATCACTATCTTTATTATCGTCTTCGTCGTCTTCGTCCTCTCTGTCTCTATCTCTCTCATCTCTCTCATCTCTCTCATCTCGTCTGGCTCGTTCAGTATTATCTGAATTTCGTCTTGGTTTTATTCTTTCATAACTACTTGTTCCTGAGCGAGAAGTATAACTAATAACGGGCATATGATCAGATGCTCGAATATTGTTTCTTGTTAGAGTTAAATAATCAATATTAGGAATACCTGAAGCAATAGTTGGATCATATATTTGTGATACCAAAGCAATATTACTTCCTGTTCCGTCACCGATGAAAGCATAATTTGTTGCATCTACAATGTCATTATATTGACTTAAGTTTGGGTCCGGTGAGTTTAAGAGTCCTAGTAATATTGGATCTGTTGGTGGACCGCTTTTTTGCTGGTCTATTCCAGCCAATTTCAATGATGGAGGTGAATTAGGACTTCCAGAACGCACTACGCTATTAAAATTTGAACAACAACTTCTAGGCATAGAGTCAGAAAACAAGATTCGAATATTTACCAAACCACTACCTGCAATATTTAGACCTTGGGTTTTCATTAAGGTCATTAACTTGCCAGTTCCGTCATTAAAATCACCAGAAAATATAATTCTACATTTATCTGGCGTCAACTCACTAATTTCTTGAGAATTAAAAAATCTTAGTAATAAAGCCCTAGCCTCTTCATTTATTATTTCATATGTTATTCTTGCCCAAGTATCTAAATCAGCAGAATTTGCACCAAAATGATTTTCTAAAATTGATTTTGTGTATGGAGGAGATTTAAGAGCAGAAGGATTGGGTATATGGCAATTAAAATGCAAAGTATAGCAATTATCAGATTCATTTCTAACAATTAATGTCATAGGTCGTCCATTATCAGGTGTTCCAACGCCGTCTTTAAATATTTTATAAAAATTGTTAGTCCTGTATAATTGATGTTCTCCTAAATCAACAATGGCAACTTTTTGTGCGTTAAAATTACCATATAATGGATTACTTGAAAACCACTCATTATTATCTACTTTATCTCTAAAATAAGTTATTTTATCGCTAGGTATTATATATGCTAATCCAGTAGTATTTGCTTGAACACCGCATGCTAAAATAGTTAAACTTTGTGAAGTAAAATTTGTTCCCATAGTTGTTAAATAATGCTGAGTAAGATTCATTTCTTGTAATGCTGCTACACAATAGTCTTTTAATCCATATTGAAGAAAAAAAGTTCCTATTATTCTACAAGACATTGAAAAAAGTGCTCCGTAGTTAGTTGCTATAAAGTTTTGTACTGTATCTTGATTATTCATTAAAGTCTTTAATTTCATTAAACGTATATATATAGAAGTATTTTCACTTGCCGGAAAGGGAAATAAAGCAGCCATTGATAATACGAATGATGTGTTATATGAAAGAATTGCTATGCTAGTAGGTAACCCCCCTCCCCTCATATTCCGTTTTTTTGATTGTCTTCTTTTTTTTCGAATACTTTTTGAAACAGTCATTTATATATATAATATATATTTTTTTATTATATAGAATATATTTTTTTCTAAATATTATTCTAAATATTATTCTAAATTTTATTAATCATATTATATATAATACAATAATATGATTAAGAATATGTTAAAGAATTTATTACACACAAATATAGGAAAAATTATATTATCTGTATTATTGGGTTTGGGTTTATCTACAATTTTTAGACAAGTATGTAATTCCAAAGATTGTTATAAATTTATTGGTCCAAAACATAATGACTTACGAGACAAAATATTTGCTAGTGATACAGAAAAAACAAAGTGCTATACTTTAGTAGAGGAAAATATACCTTGCGGTTCAAAAAGTAAAACATTAGCATATTCAACAAATTTTGTTTAACATATTAATATACTAATATACTAATTAGTTAAATATATTTATTTAGTTAAATATATTTAAATATTTGACCACCAATTATATATAATGACAATTATAAATAATATAGAAATTGATAATATTGAGTTTACAATAAATTCTACAAAAATGGCAATTGCTAATAATAATCCAATAGAAGAAAAATTAAACGTAATTATTGTTATATCAAATCCTTGCTTGTATGCAAAAAGATATATATTATTGAAAGAATTTGTTAAACGAATTGAAGAAGAAGAAGAAGAGCATGTTAAGTTATTTATTGTAGAACTTGTATATAGCGACCAAAAATTTATAATTACTAGTAAAAATAATAAGCATCATCTACAATTAAAGACAGAAGTTCCATTATGGCATAAAGAAAATATGATAAATTTAGGAGTAAAATATTTATTACCCAAAGATTATAAGGCATTTGCTTGGATAGATGCAGATGTTGAATTTGATAGTTGTTCTTGGGTATTAGATACATTAAAAATTTTGAATGGACATAAAGATATTGTTCAACTATTTAGTCATTGTATTGATATGGATAAAGAAAAAAATAACTTAAATATATTTAATAGTTTTGGTTATTGTTTTGAAAAACAAAAAAACTATACAACAAAAGGAACAGATTATTGGCATCCTGGTTATGCTTGGGCAATAACAAGAAAAGCATATGAAAAAATAAATGGACTGTATGATAAAGGAATATTGGGATCCGGTGATAGTATAATTGCCATGTCTTTAATTAATAAATGCAATTCAATAACTAATATAAACTATAGCACAGATTATAACAATAGTATGCTAGAATATCAAAAATTAGCATGTAAATTAAGATTAGGATATACTCCTGGAATTATACGACATTATTATCATGGTTCTAAAATAAATCGTAAATATACAGAACGATGGAAAATTTTAATGAAATATAATTTTAGTCCTCTAACACATATAATCTATGATTCTAATGGATTAATAATTCCAGCAAGCAGTTTTTCTCAAGAATTCAAGGATGAAATTTTAAATTATTTTAAAGAACGTAAAGAAGATGAATAATACTGTATAGAAATAAATATACTATAAAAAAATAAATATATTTATTATAAAAAATAAATATATTATTTAAACTATTTAAAACCAATATGTATATAAATTATATATATAATGGTTACACAAGTAGAAACATTTGCTTTTCAGGCTGAAATTAATCAGTTAATGTCTCTTATTATTAATACATTTTATTCTAATAAAGAAATTTTTCTTCGTGAATTAATTTCTAATTCGTCTGATGCTCTGGATAAGATTAGGCATCAATCTTTATCTGATAAGAGTGTTTTAGACACGTGTTCTGACCTAACTATTCAAATTATTCCAGACAAGGTAAATAAAACATTAACGATTTTAGACACAGGAATTGGTATGACTAAATCAGACATGATTACAAATTTAGGAACAATTGCTCAATCAGGAACAAAAGGATTTATGGAGGCAATGAAAACACAGGGAGATATTACTATGATTGGTCAGTTTGGTGTTGGGTTTTATTCTGCATATTTAGTTGCTGAACGTGTTGTTGTTACGTCTAAAAATAATGATGATGAGCAGTATGTCTGGGAATCTAATGCTGGCGGTTCGTTTACGGTATCTAAAGATGACACAGGAGAGGTTCTTAGACGTGGAACGAAGATTACATGTTATTTAAAAGAGGATCAATTAGAATATTTAGAGGAGCAATGTATTAAAGATTTAATCAAGAAACATTCTGAGTTTATTAACTATCCAATTAGTCTTTACGTAGAAAAAAGTGTCTCAAAAGAAGAGGAGGAAGAGGAAGAGGAAGAGGAAGAAGAGAAAAAAGAGGATGAACCATGTATTGAAGAAGTAGAAGAAACTAAAGAAAAAGAAGGCAAAGCAAAAAAAATGGTAACACAACTAGTCCATGAATTTGAATTATTAAATAAGCAAAAACCTATTTGGTCAAGAAAGTCAGATGAAATTACAAGAGAAGAGTATTGTTCATTTTATAAATCATTAAGTAATGACTGGGAAGAACATCTTGCTGTAAAACATTTTTCTGTAGAAGGTCAACTTGAATTTACTTCTCTTTTATTTGTTCCAAAACGTGCTCCTGTTGATATTTTTGAATCAAAATCAAAAAAACAAGGAAATATTAAATTGTATGTTCGTCGAGTGTTTATTACAGATAATTGTGAAGACTTAATTCCTGATTGGTTAGGGTTTGTAAAGGGAGTGGTAGATTCCGAAGATTTACCCCTTAATATTTCTCGCGAAATGTTACAGCAAAATAAGATTATGAAAGTAATTAGGAAAAATATTGTTAAAAAATGTTTAGAACTATTTGCCGAAATTAGAGAAAACGAAGAAGATTTTCTAAAATTTTACGAGCAATTTAGTAAAAATATTAAACTTGGTATTCATGAAGATAGTGCTAATCGTGAAAAATTAGCTGATTTATTAATGTTTCATACTACAAAATCTAGTAAAAAAATGGTTTCATTTAAAGAGTATGTAAATAATATGCCTGAATCACAAAAGCATATTTATTATATTACCGGAGAATCGCAAAAAGCGGTAGAAAATTCTCCATTTATTGAAAAGTGCAAAAAGCGAAAATATGAAGTGTTATTTATGACTGATCCAATTGATGAATATTGTGTTCAACAATTAAAAGACTTTGATGGCAAATCTTTAATTTGTGTTACAAAAGAAGGATTAAAATTCGATGAAAGTGAAGAAGATAAAAATAATTGGGAGCAACTAATTGAAGAATTTAAACCATTAACTAGTAAAATTAAGGCAATTTTAGGAGATAAAGTTGATAAGGTCGTATTAAGCGAACGTGTTGTAGATTCTCCGTGTGTATTAGTAACCGGAGAGTTTGGTTGGTCTGCAAATATGGAAAGAATTATGAAAGCACAAGCATTACGCGATTCTAATATGAGTTCATATATGATGTCCAAGAAAACAATGGAAATTAATCCACATCATATTATTATTAAAACACTTATGGAGAGATATTCAGGAGATGAAAATAGCAAAACATTAAAAGATCTTGTCAATTTAATTTTTGAGTCTTCTCTTATTGCTAGTGGTTTTAATATTGAAGAACCAGCAATATTTGTAAATCGCATTAATAATATGATTAAATTAGGTCTTTCATTAGATGAAGATGAGAAACCAGAAGTGGAAGAAGACAAAGATATTGATAATGATGTAGATGAAGATGAAGATGAAGATGAAGATAAAGATAAAGATAAAGATGAAAAATCACAAATGGAAGAAGTTGATTAAAATAATTAGATATATAGTACTATTTCATAACAATACTATATATTGCGTTTTTAATATATTAAATATTTAGGAAACTATATAAATGGCTTCATTGTCTTCTTCTGGAATAACATCAATAAATGAACTTCCTCGTTCTAATATACAAAATAATAATGTTCATCAAGAATATATGATGCAGCAACAACCACAAAATATCGTTTTAAATAAAAATGAAATAATATCTGCATCAAATAATCAAATGTCTACAATGGAAAATTTAATACCAAATGGTGGATATTCTATGCAAAATCCTATGTTACAAAATCAAAATAATCCAGGAATTATGGGAAATAATGTTCAACAACAACAAGCACCGAACTATAACGAATTAATAAGTCAAATTCAGAAAGCAGCAGCAAATGGAACAACTGCTTTACCATCTCGTGATATACCAATTGACCCCATAAAAGTAGCAAACGATACTCAAATACAACCAAATTATATACCGCCTCCACAAGTTCAAGAAAATTATATTAAAAACCACGAAACACCGCAACAAATAATAGAAGAAAACAATAAAAAAACGAATATAGCAAATTTATATGATACTTTATTTTATGAAATGCAATTACCTATAGTAATAGCATTATTATATTTTTTATTTCAATTACCGGCAGTAAAAAAACATAGTAAAAATATGTTTCCGTATTTATTTAAAGATGATGGCAATCCAAATTTGTATGGTTTTATATTTAATAGTGTAATGTTTTCATCAATGGTTTATGTATTATTAAAAGTATTAACGAAATTACCTAAATAAACAATAACTTAGAAAATTGTAATACTTATTTATCAATTCAAAAAGTTGCTGACAACTTTTTTTGTTAGTTTGTCAATGTATATTTTAAAAATAATATCCCATATATGTTCCTTTATTAATAAAACCATAGTTACTATAATAATTTACTAATTTATTATTAGTATCCAATATTATTTTATAACAATTATTTTGTTTAGCATAATTTATAGCATAGTTCATAAGCTCTTTACCTATATTTTGTGAACGATACTCTTTTTTTACAACAAAATCTTCAATATGAGCAACACATTTACCATTATGAATAAATTTTTGTTCTGTTAGTAGTGTTATAGCACCTAAAATATTATCAGAATTATCTATATATAGAAAAATATTGTGATTATTATTTTGCAATATTTTTTGTAGAATATTATTACAAGTTTCATAATTTAAATCTTTATTTTCTCCAAAATAGTTATATAGCTCAATAAGTTGCTCGCAATTTTTATTACTAATTATAATATTTTTAATTGCTATAATATTACTTTTAGTGGTTTCCATCATTATATTTAAATTATATTAGTAAAATTATAATTTAAATAGTATTAATTACTAATTAATAAACAAATAATATTAATATGTCTACAACTTTTGACACACAAAGCGAGTTGTTATTAGATAAATTATTACAATTTTATAATAGCGATAATAATTTTGATAAAATGATAACTATTATAAATGGAACATCTAAAATATCACTAAGAATTGTTGATTGGTTTGTTACAAATTATTCAAAAAAAAATTATGTTGTATATGAATTAGATAATAATAAAAATGAAAGAGTTAAAGTTTATAATGATTATAAACTTAAATTAAAAGCATATAGTAAAAAAAAGTTCGATCCTTTTTGTAGGTGGGAGAGAATAAATGTTCCATATAAAAACGAAACATGTATTCAAACAACATTAGGACAACTGAATTTTTTTAAATGGTGCATTGAAAATAAAATATTAGATTATATCCAAGAAAACTATAAAATTATTGAAAATGACATGAATTTAAGAAATACTTCGGCAAAAGTAAAAAATTCGTCATTAAACTCAAATACATCAACAACATCATTGGAAAGTAGTGATTCTTATTCATCAAACAATTCAAATAATTCAAACAATTCAAATAATTCAAATAATTCTATTAATGCTAATAAAACACGTAAAAAACGAGAAGAACTTTCAAGCAATGCATCTAAATCTATAAAAAAAGAATTTATTATTACAACTGTTGAATTTAATTAAATGTATAACATTTCGTTATATATAATATTATAAAGAAACAATTTATATTAGTTATGGGTAATAACAATAGTATAAATAAAGTAAACTTTGAGTATATTCAAAAATGTATAAATTATGAAAGCGAAAAAGTGCTATTAATTAATACAATGGATTATAGTAAACAAGATTGTTTGATAAAAAATTCTATTCATGCTTCAAAAGAAGAAGAAATATTGAATAATTGTTTAAAAAATAATAGAGTTATTAAAATTGTAATATATGGAGAAAATTGCACCGACAATAAGGTAATCGTTAAGTATAATCAATTGTATAAATTAGGTTTTGTCAATTTATATGTATATATTGGCGGGTTATTTGAATGGTTATTATTACAAGATATATATGGAGATGAAGAATTTCCTACTTCATCGAAAATTATAGATATTTTAAAATATAAGGGAACTAGTAATACTAGTTATTTTAGTATAAAAAAAAACACATAATATAGAATTTATAAATTTATAATTTTATAAAATTATAATTTATAATAATATATGGATATTAATCATATATTATTAGATTTAGAAGTTATTAAACAAATAGTTGACAATGATAAATTAGGAGTACTAACTTTACCTGGTTCTACTAAATTATGTGTCGATACTTTTGGATATACAAGTTCAATAACACGCTGGTATAATAATTATAATAGAGAAACTAGTATTGTTTATGTAGAACAACTAACTAATAATATAGAAAAAACAGTCGATTTTATAATTTCTGGACAACACAATGAAGAAGGAGAAATATTACGAGAGGCATTAGATAGTGCATTAATTGGATTAGAAAAATTAAAAATAACATATATTAAAGATTCAATTATAGCAGCTCGAATTACTTTAATTATTAATAAATTGAAAAATTTATCTAAAAATTTAAAAAATTTTACAAATAATACATACAATTTTATTAATGAAATAGAAAACGCAAATAACGCTAATAACGCTAATAACGCTAATAACGCTAATAACGCTAATAACGCTAATAACGCTAATAACGCTAATAACGCTAATAATTCAATAACGCCTATTCAATAGCATCTATTCTTTAAATAATAACATTATATATTTAGTAAAAAATATTTCAATACAAATGTATATTCATCTTCACTTTTTTCATAATGATCTAGTCCATCAATAATAGTCCAAGTAATATTATAATTGCGTTCTAATAATTTTGAGCATTTTATTTGAAATGTTAAATTATACACATCATCTTTGTTTCCACTAAAAAAAAACAGTGGTGTACTATTGTTTGTTTTTAAATTTACATACTTATACATGTAAAGCGATTTAATACAAAATAATCCTCCTAATGTTTCTGGTAAAAACTTTAATATATTAAATAATAATGTTCCTCCTTGCGAAACACCTAGTATAAATATATATTTATAACTTTTTAAAATAGTGGCTTCATTATTTATAATAGACACAATTCTTTGTGTTTGTAAATTATATTCAGCACTATTTATTTTATCCAATTTACTCAAATTATTATAACAAGTATAATAATTATACCATGATTTAACATTATATTGTTTATTATTTGGATAATCTATGTCCATTAGTGGAGACTCTGGCAAAATAAATTTAATATTATTCGCAATTATACTATTGTTTTTTAAATACTCAATATAATCATTAAAGTATGTAGAATCTGAGAACATTGGATGTAGCATTATAAAAGTATATTTGTGTTTTTTTACGCTGTTATGTATTATACTATTATCATATGTATTATTAATATACATAATAATACATAATATTTTATTCATAAACAGCTCCGCACTATTTAATATAATCATTAAGATTACATTTATGGTGATTTTTTACTTTTACTTTTACTTTTATTTAATAATGAACATGCTTTTGGCGCAATACTATTTATTAATATATAAAGTTACATAATATTATTTAGTAAAAATAATATTACATATTATTATATAGTAATAATGGCACAAATAACAAAAAGAGCAGGATGGCAAATACTTGAAGATGTAAATAAGATAATAAATAATGCAAAACTAATTTATAAAAATGATGTTCCAAAAAACTTTGAAACTTTAAAAACAAAATACAAGGAAACAATGGTCATAAAACAGGCACTTGCAAAATCAATTACAGCGCAAAATGAAGCAAATAAAGAACTATACAATGAGGAACTGAGGATGAATTGGACACTTGCAGAATTAGACGAAGTAGTTACTCCGTCCAAGTCTAAAACAAATGAAACCAGTAAAAGTAAAACACCCGTTATGAATTCTGCATTATATAAAAATGATCCATATCCACCAATACAACACTATGAACCTCGCACGCTAGCACGTTTAAAGAGAGCTATTAAAAGACACGAAGAACTAGTGAGAGAAGTTTTAAAAAAAATTGAAACAATTCAAACAGAGCATAAAACTATAGAAGATAATTATAAAGTTTCAATTGATCATTTAAAAAAGGAATTGGTAGAGTTAATTGGTCAAGATTATGCACCTGCTTTAAGAAGTCTGTTCGAATCAGTTGATACAAAGCAAAAAGAAATGGAACGAGCAAGTAGAGAAATGTTATTTTCAAAATGGGACACTATGGACAGACGTAGTGGCGGTAGTCGTAGAAAAAGAAAACAAAGAAGACAAACAAGACAAACAAAAAGAAGATAAGTTAAAATAAGCAAAAAGTCTAAAAAGCAATTTTCTAAATGCTCTTGCTAATTAGCAGTAGTTAATAATATTTATATTTAACAATAATATTATTAAAGAATTTTGTTATTAATTATAAACTGAACTAAATTAATTTGCACTTAGTTGCTTTTTTCGCATAGTCCAGTTATTTTATTTCTTCGTGTGCAAAATAAATTTAATATTGTTCACAATCATACAATTAATATATGTATTAATATTATATATTATTAGTATACATAATAATACATAATATTTTATTTATAAACAGCACCTACATACTCAATATAGTCATCAAGTTTACATTTGTTTTTGTTATTTTTGAGGTATTTTATACATTTCTTCTGTTCTCTTTTATATTTGTTATGTGATTTACATGACCTATTATTGTAGTTATGAGTGTTATATTTTACAGCATACTTCTCCATTTTACTATCCATACCTTCATAAGTAGCACATGGTTTATAATTTTTTTTACCCAACCAAGACGGACAAAATTCGTCCATCCTGGTTTTATGAATCATATTTAAAAATTCTTGCTCAGTATGTTTTCCAGATTTTTTTGCTCCAATTCCATCATATAATATATAGCGTGACATTTTTTTAGTTTTACTTTTAGTTTTATTTAGTAAAACAGAAGTTTTTTTACGCGATGACATATTAATATATTAAAATATATTAATTATAAACTAAATTAAGTTAATTTATGCTTAGTTGGTTTTTTCACATAGTCCAGTTATTTTATTTCTTCGTGTGCCATTAGGGCATCGTTTATAATTTACTTTTTGCTTTGATGTTTCATTTTCTTTTTTATAAGCATTAGTTTTACCTGGTTTTAATAAGTTTTGTTTTGCTTTTTCTATCCACCATGCGTATTTTTCGGGATCTTCATATTTTAATTCAATAAACAATTCACCAATCATATATTCAATTCTTTCTTTATCTACATCGCGCCCCATATCTATAATAGCTTGTTTTGCCTTTGATTTATTAACTTTGCCAAAGAGACGTTCAGCTTCATCTTTTATTTTTGCTTGTTGTAAGACTTGCAATTTTCGTCGCGTTTTGCGTCCTCTAAAAACTGCCTGAATTTTAATAGCATTTCTATTTTTTTTACTTTTATTACTTAATGATTGTGGTGATGGCATTTATAATATAGTAAAATATTATATTTTTTATTTTATGCTAAATAAAAATATTAATCCACCAACTATTCAGGCACAGGTTTAATTGTTGCACTTTTGTCTCGTTGCATAGATTTTTGTTTTGCCTTGGCTATCCACTTTGCATGTTCCTTGTTGCTTAGGTCGCGCCATAAATGATAGACCATAATATCAATTCCTTCTTCATCAACATCGCGAGCCATGTCATCGAGTCTTTTTGCTGCCTTTGCTCTAGCAGCTCTACTTTTACAAAAAAGATGCTCGGCCTGTGTTTCGAGTTTTTTTGTTTCTAATTTTCGTCGCGTAGCATATGCTCTATAAGTTCTCTGAATCTTAGTAGCTTTTCTATTTTTTAGACTTTTATTACTTGTAGTGCGTCGTGGTAAAATTTGTAATGTAGATAGACTTCTAGATAATCTGTTAGTAAAATTTGATAAACTTAATGGCGATGGCATATAATATAGTAAAATATAAAAAAAAATCCAAATACTAAATTCTAAATATTTAAATATTAAATACTAAATGCTAAACTAAAACTTTATAATTATAATGTAAATACAAAATCATAGACTTTTCTTGTCACTTCATCGTAAAAATTATTGTCAATAAATAAACTTGTATTTGTTTCTTCATTTCCATCAATTACTAATACTAACCCTTGTTCAATTGCTGTCGAATTATTTAACCATATATCATGATAATGATGACAATCTTTCAAATATTGAAGCGGAATAGTCTCTCCAAGGCGACCCCGCTGTTTTACACGCAAATCACAAATCTCTGGTTTAGTTCTAATATAAACTATTTTTAAATCTTGAAAAATAGTTTGAAACTCTTTAAACAAATTTAAATAAATTAAATATTCAATAAGACTCATTTTTTTAGAATCATATAGACTTTTTGCAAATACAAATTTGTCTGTATAAACAGAGCGCTCACTAATAATAACATCATAATCTTCTTTTAGTGCTTCCTTCAATAAAGATAAACGACTAGTATATGCCATTACTTGAAATGCAAAACTGTAGCGTTCATTATTTTCATAAAAGTGCGTAATAATACTTTTTCCATTAGCATCTCCAATTGATTCCCAAATTGAAACTGGTTCTTGTAAAAAGCAAATTTTACAAGTATTGCCTTTTGAAGCACAATATTTTGCGAAATTTTTCTCAAAATAACGTACAATGCTTGATTTTCCAGAACCAATATTTCCATCAAATGATATAATAATAGGTGCCATTAGAATGTATATAATGTTTTTATATATTTGTTTAAAATAAAAATTATAATCTAATCAATTTTAATTTGTTGAAAACTAAAATATTAAACTTATTTGCGTAACCAATCTTCAGCTGACAGTTTTGCGCTGTCG